TGCAGGACAGCAGCGGCCCGATGCGCAACAATATCGGCCGCTGGGTTAATCTTGTCCTTGACGATATCGCAAGCCGCGGCCTGCTTCATTCCCTACAGCGCGAGGAGCGGGCAGCGATGATTGCCGGCAACGGCTTCGATATGAATACCGGGCGCAATTACGACTTAAACGAGGATACGGATAAAGTCTACAAAGTCTTTATTCCAGCGCTAGGCAGCGACTCGACGCTAAAAAAGATCGGCCAGGACGAGTTTCTAAGGCAAATGTCGATCGACGGTTTCGTTATGACTGGTAAGCCGCGCTATTACTGCATATTCGGGCTAAAAACGCTGCGCCTTCACCCGATACCGTCAGCCGACGTTGCGCCGGCCACCCCGACGGAGCTGCAAAAGATCTATGTCTGGAAGTACAAAGATCCGGCAAGTCTTAGGGAAAATGACGATATTACCGAGTGGAAGCTAAAACATACCCCCTGCATCGTGGCCGGCGCTTATGCTTACGGCGCACGGTTCGATCAGTTAGGGGATTATGCAGCGACGAAGGCAGAGTACGAGAATCTGATTGTCAGGATGTTCGCCGATCAGGAAAACGATTTAGATGCGCCGCACGCTACGGCTTACAACGATTACTGAACGAAACGAGGAGGAAAGAAATGGCAGACAATAACTACAGCCCGCAGGAAGTCGGCGGAATACAGCCGATCTATTGCCCGCAGTGTAATCAGGAAGTTAAAGCGCTCGATTCTTATCAGCTGTCTACCGACAACAAGCGCTATCATTACCCGATCTGCTGGCAGCGCTACGAGCTTGGCATGGCGGCTACCGGAATAGCAGAAATCCCTATTGCACCTGTAGTAGAGAAAAACGCTCCGGTAGAACTAACCGAGTCACACAAGGCGTGGAGTAGCGGGAAAAAGAAGTAATCCCCGGTGGCACTGAAACCCGAAATACTTTCCTCATTTTCGGGTGGGATTAACCTCACCGGCCAGCCCCTCAATATTGGCGAGAATGATCTGCTCGACTGTAAAAATATGTATCCGGTTGCAGCCGGGTATCTTGTCGGCAGGGGCGGGCAGAGCACTTACAGCACTATCGGCGCCAATCCGGTAAAATCTCTTTACCGCTTTTATAAGCAAAACGGCATCGGGACTACCCTGGCATCGTCCGGCACATTTCTCTATGCAATAAACGACAATACCGGCGCCGCTACCTCTATTTCCGGCCCCTACACTGCCGGGCAGCGGTTTTCTTTTACTACATGGTCGAGCAAGGACAAGGTTTACTGGCAAAACGGCGTTGATGCGCCGTTTTCCTGGGACGGCACTACTGTCAGCAGCATTGTCAATGCCCCGATCGGCTCGCAAATAGAAATGTATTTGCAGCGGCTCTATGTCCTTCAGCCTAACGTGGTGGCGTTTAGTGATTTGAACGTCGACAACGCCTGGCAAGGCGCAGCGCTGCTCAATATTGCCGATAATAAGGGCGGCACAGCTCAATTCCTGAAGGCAGCTAACAACATGCTGATAGTCGGCAAGACTACCGGCTTGTGGCGCCTTCAGGGATCGCCACTGTTAGGGAACGTGTTTCAGCCGTACTCCGATGTTGGCTGCATAGCACCGCTGTCAGCCGATGTTGTTACGGTTGTCAGTAACGGTCAAGTCATTGCCGCGGGCGTAGTGTTTCTCGGTAAGGACGGAATTTACGTCACCGACGGCAGTACGGTCACGTTAATTAGTAACAAGATCAATCCGCTCTTTACCGGATACTTCAAAGGCGCGGTAGGAAAGTACTACCCCAAATACCGCCAGTACCTGTTCAGTTTCGATACCGCGGGCGGCGCTAACGATACGCTCTGGGTGGGCACTAATATAGATGTCGCAGGCTCTCAGATCGCCTGGACGGAATACACCGGCTTTAACTGCGACTGTTTTGCGGTATGGGACGGAGCCGATGATAACGGCGAGCTTTTGGCCGGGCTTTCTACCGACGGCAAGATAAGAAGGCTCGATACCGGCGTTCAGGATGTAGGGGTGGATTATACCTGCTCGCTCACAACGCGTTACTTCGGCAGTCCGTTTCAGAATCAGCAGGTGCGCTGGCTAAAGCCCGTATTCGATGCGACAAAACCGGTGCATTACCAGATCGACTATTTTCAAAAGCAGGTATCGGGCGGCAATATAACCGTCGATGCTCCGACCGGGATTTGGGACGTAGGGACGTGGGATATCGGCACATGGGGCGGAACTTCGTTTAACGGCGCGCGCACTTCGGTGCTCGACTATAAATACGGCCGGTACTACAGCACCAATGTCCAAAATACCGGCGATGGCTCCCGATTCAAGTTTTTCTCGCTTGCCGTTGAGTCACGAACCAAAGACAGGCGTTTTCACGACGTGTTCAGCCTCAATACGAGTCCTTAAAGATGGGAATTATAAATAAACTATTCACATTCGTAGGCGGCACGACAAAGACCGGCGAGGCGTCGCAAATAAACGCCGATTTTGATTCGCTCTATACCCTAGTCAACGGTAATATCGACGACGCGAATATTTCCGCAACCGCGAACATCCAGCAATCAAAAATACTGTCATTGATAACCGACCTTCAGGCGCGTGTAGCTAAAACCGGCGATACGATGACAGGCGAATTTCAGATTGCAACCGGACAACCGCGCATCAGGTTTCGCTCGTCAACGTCAGGTGTTTACCAGTGGCTTATGACAATGGACCCCGGCGGTCTGGACTTCTACCGAAACGACGGAACGGACAGTGTGCCGATCTGGGTCCTAATTTCCCGAATAGACCAGGGAGCTACCCCTCTGGCCAATACCAGTGTGGCCAATAAGCTCTACGTGGACGGCCAAATAAGTTCATTGCAAAGTGAAATCGACTCGATCAATGCGGCCTTATTGACACCGATCATCGGCACCGGACAGCTAAAGACCGCCACCGGCACGGCCAGTTCCTCGTCTGGCGCCGATGTAACGATGAACGACTACAGTTTTTTCCCGGCTTTTACCGATACCACAACCGGCTGGGGTTTATACACCTTCATAGGAGTGCCCGACCCCGGCGATACTATTGCGCGGGTTACTATTTCCGGCGGTCCCGGCGGAACCTGGACAACGCGCTGGCGCTATATGACTGCGACTGACAATCCGACGATCTGGACGGCCGTGGACAATGTAACCGGCGTGATCAAGGGCGCATGGACTGCCGACGACCCGGCGGGCGATGCGCCGGGAATTGTGATTCACGGCTGTACGAGCCGTAAGTTTGTCTCAAGTGATCTCGACCTTCAGCCCACCGCAGAAGAGATAGCCAAAGCTATGGCCGGGATCGCTTCGCAAAAATACAGCACGGCGCACATCCACTATCGCGCGCTTCAGGCGCGAACGAATAATCCGGCTCAATGGATCGCGCGAAACGCCAGGATCGATAACGACAAGCTGGTACTGAAATGAAGCGCTACGGCGACGCAGGGCCGCTCAATCAGCAGTTAGACGAGATAGTAAATAACGCGCTTGACAGGCGCCAATTTAGCGACGTGACGACACCGGCCACGCCGGATCAGGAATACTCGATAGAGCATGGGTTTGGCACCGTAGCGCTCGGCTTTATCGTTATCGGCCAGGATAAGGCGGCAGTGACATACAAGGGCGCTACTGCCTGGGATAGCGAGAAAGTCTATCTCAAGACTAACACCGCAACCGTGGCGCAGCGGGTGATGGTGTTCTGAAATGCACGAGCGATTGACACGGATGATGGCCGAGAACTTCCCATTTCTCGATATGGACGAGATAGACTCGACTTTGCGGCTTTGCGAGAAAAACTACCGGCTTTTCTACTTTCCCGAAGATAGTCCGCACTCGCTTTTAGGCTATTACCAGTTCTTTCCCGAGCTGATTAACGTCGTGCGCTGCCAGGAATTCGACGTGCTCATGCGCTGCGACTTGACCGACGGCCCGCTTGTCTACGTGGCCGCGCTGATCACGCCTGGCAATGCTCTCAAGACAATCACCATGATTGTAAGGACGCTCAATGCGCGCGCCTACGCGTTTCACCGCCACAAGGGCGACGAATATGTATTCCATTTCGTCAGGAATAACCACTATCACACGGAACAGACAGGAACCGACTATGCGCGTCAACAGTAAAATCGTTGTCGATATCGCCAGCGGCCAAGTCGCTGCGCGTGATAGTTACGAATACTCAGGCCCGATGGCCGAGTGTATTAGTGCTGGCCTGAGTGGCAGTGGAAGTAAAAGCAAGAGTAAGAGCAAATCGCAATCCCAATCAGAGAGCGGCACAAGGTACAATGAGGACTTTTTAAAGAGGGCTACCGCATACGCAAACGATACGACGAGCGCGCCCGGTTATAACCCGAATTACGTGCCGGGCGCCTATACATCGGTTGCTCCCGGCGGTTTTGACAAGCTCGAAAACTCACTTTACGACACGCAAGCATCAAAATTAAGACA